GTAATATTTATTCTGACGATATTTTAGACTCTAAATATTTTATATCTCAAATGGGGTTTGATTCCGTGCCATCTGACATGATAGATAAAACTGTTATCGAAGAGGCTCAGTCGGGAGGCTCATCCAACTCCTCTTTTCAGCGGGAATATTGCGCGCAATTCACAGATGGTAGCGATAGTTATTTCAGCGCAAAGAAAATGCATGAATGCACTGTGCCTGACGGAGAAGCGCCGCATACTTTAGTGACGGGGAATCCAGAAAAAGAGTATATACTTGGAATAGACCCCAGTTTTAGCAACAGCCCTAGTTCTGACTATTTCGCGATGTCGCTTCTCGAGCTAGACGAAGGATCGTATACCTTAGTTCATTCTTATGCAGTAGCTGGAGGAGATTTAAAAGATCATATTAAGTATTTATTTTATCTGTATAAAAACTTCAATATAAAAATGATAATTATAGATAACGCAGGTTATCAGTTTATCGACAGTGCAAATGAATCTGAGGTTTTCAGAGAGGCTGGCTTAGAAATTAAATTTTTTGATTTCAACACAGAAAAACAAGGGATAGAATATGATAAGGAGCTTAAAAAAGTCAAAAGAGCTTACAGCCCGAAAGACGACATAGTTTGCTTTAAACAAATCTTTAGTTCTGATTTTTTAAGAAACGCTAACGAATATTTACAATCTTGTATAGATCATAAAAGAATATTTTTTGCTTCGAGAACAGCAGCTTCAGGCAGTTTTTTCTCTAAAGTATCTTCGGCTAAAGTCCCTCTCAAAATGACTCACTTTAACGATATAGGAGAAATGATAGAAACTCAAGATACTTTGATTTATCAAACTAAGAAACAATGTGCTCTTGTGGAGGTTAAATCCACTGCAAAAGGCACTCAAACGTTTGACCTCCCGCAACACCTCCGAAGAAGCACTTCTGCCAATCGTGCCAGAAAAGATAATTATACAACATTAATGTTAGGTAATTGGGCTGTTAAAGCCTATAATGATATGAAGAACATAAAAGTCGAAGAAGTTAATGCGACTTTTGTTCCAAGGATGATCGATTAGGTGTAATTTAAAATTAAAATGGCAGTTAAAAGAAAAGTTAAGAACGAAAACACCGTTAACGAACCGCTAATGGCGGGCGGAGATTTTATTGAAACTGCCGCTTCTACTAGATCGCGGCGCAATAAAGCTGGATCTATTGAACGTACCGATAGGTATCGAAATATAGATGACGGGATAATTCCATTTAGATATTCTCAAGGAGTTACTAATAATTCAAGCTTGGATATTAGAGATACGATAGTACTTTGTCAAAAAGCTTATTATAACTTCTCAGTTTTTAGAAATACTATTGACTTAATGACAGAGTTTTCTATGAGTAATATCTATCTTACTGGTGGAAGTAGAAAAGCTAGAGAGTTCTTCGATGCTTTATGCAAGAAGATAAATATGAATAGCCTGCAGAGTAAATTCTTTAGAGAATACTATAGATCTGGAAATGTCTTTATTCATAGATTCGATGCTAACGTTTCTCAGTCCGACGTTACTAGAATGACTCAAACCTTTGGATTAAGTTCAAACGCTTCTTTTAAACTCCCAGCTAGATACATTATCCTCAACCCTGCTGATATTCAAATCTCAGGAAATATCACTTTTGCCACGGGAGAATTCAAAAAAGTTCTCACTGACTATGAACTAGAGAGATTAAGGCATCCAAGAACAGAAGAAGATCGTCAAGTTTTAGAAAGCTTTGACCCCGAAACTATTAAGAAGATTAAAGGAGAAGGAAATAAAAAGCCGGGTTATAACGCTGTCAGTATTCCTTTGCCGCTAGATAAAATTACCGCAGTCTTTTACAAAAAGCAAGATTACGAGCCTTTCGCAGTGCCGATGGGTTATCCTGTCTTAGAAGATATTAACTGGAAACAAGAAATGAAGAAGATGGACATGGCTCTTACTAGAACCACGAATCAATCTATTCTTCTTGTTACCATGGGAGCAGAGCCGGAAAAAGGTGGAGTAAACCAAAAGAACCTTTTGGCTATGCAGAAGCTATTCGAGAATGAGTCTGTAGGGCGTGTTCTTATTTCTGATTATACTACTCAAGCAAAGTTTGTCATCCCTGATATCGCAGGAATACTTGATCCTAAAAAATACGAAGTATGCAACCACGATATTCAAATGGGCCTGAATAATATTCTCCTTAGTGATGAGAAGTTTGCTAATTCAAGTATTAAAGTCCAAGTGTTTATGGAAAGACTTAATGAAGGAAGAAAAGTATTCATTAATGATTTCTTAATGCCGGAAATTAAAAGAATCTCTAAGGAGATGGGTTTTAAAAATTATCCTACTCCAAATTTTGAAGACTTAGATCTCAGAGATAATTCTGTTTACGCTAGAGTATATACTAGGCTTGTTGAACTAGGAGTTTTAACTCCAGAAGAAGGCGTCCAAGCTATAGAGTCTGGCCGTATGCCGACTACCGAAGAGTCTATAGAATCTCAAGAGAAGTTTAGAGAGTTAAAAGATAATGGTTTGTACGAGCCAGTGTTAGGTAATAAACCTCCTAAAGAAATTCCTGCGCAAAAAGCTAAGCCTGTCCCGCAGCAAAAAGGCAGACCAGAAGGTACAGGCAGGCCAAAAGAAACAGATACTAAAAATCCTATAGGGTTAAAAGCAGAGAAGCAGACTAGGTTCAGCTTAACTAAAGTCAGAGACAATTTAAATTTAGCAGATAAGCTAAATTCGGAAGTTGAAGCATCTTTAAGACAATTACATAATCGTAAACGATTGAACAAGACCCAAAAAGAAATTGCTCAACAAATTTCCAATATAGTAATTCATAATGAGGACCCGGAGAATTGGTTAGCTAAAGCTGGAAGATATGCAGCTGAGCCAGTTGATAGAAACGACGAAAGAGTCAAAGAAATTCAGTCCATAGCTTACGAACATCAAGTAGATGACTTCTTGGCGGGTATATTGTATTGCAGTAAATATGATGAAGAATAATGTCAAGAATTATTTACAATGTCGAAGGACTTTTCGTAGGACCGTCTGGCAATAATTTTTTAAATTATGCGGGAGGGGATTCTCATAACGATTATTCCAATACTGTTATAAATGATAATTTAATCAAACAGTTAGATAGAGTTCAGGCGCTGTCTTACGATATTAGTATCCCTCACCATCAAGTAACTCAATTAAACACACGGTCTGTAGTAGATAGACCAATTATAAGTCCTCCCGAAGTAAGTTTTTCATTTTCTTATCTAGTTTCAGACGTTTCAAACGAAGCTAAGATGGGGTTATATGTTAATCATCCTAGGTTTGAATATCCTTACGAGGGAGCTCCGCTCTTTTCTAATAACACCGGACAATCTTTAATTTCTGGATTTGCAGAAGATGACGAAACGAAAGAAGGTTTTAAAGATAAGAAAAACTTTTATTTAGTTGTCCGCTCAGACAAAGAGGACTTAAATCAAACAAATAACGACACGTTACCAAGTTTAGAAGTAAGAGACACAAATGGTTTAATCCCTCCTAGCTCTGTTAGCATAGGAGACGTTCCCTACTATCACCCTCATAAAGATATAGTGGATATGAAAAGTAGCGGGCACAACGTAATTGCTTTTGGCAACTGCTACATGACTTCTTATTCTACAGAAGCTTCTATAGGAGACTTCCCTAGAGTCGATATTTCTTATGTATCAGAAAATGCAATGTTCTATACAAGCGGCAGTGGCTTTGCAACTCCAACTATAGAAACAAAAAGTGGGACGCAAATAAGCGGTGTAGAGTGCGTCATTCCGAAGATAAAAGTAAGGAATCCTATATCAGTAGTTAGGCCCGGAGATATAAACTTTTCAGTAGATTCTTTTTCTGGGTTAGGTATAGATTTTAATAATCTTCATTTAGAGTCTTATAGTATAAATTTTGACCTCCCTAGAGAAGCTCAGACTAGCTTGGGGTACAAGTTCCCGATAAGCAGAAAGCTAAACTATACAATACCTGTGCAAATAGGCATAAATGGTATAGTCGAAAAAATGAGCTCAGGCTCTTTAATAGACTTAGTAGAATTAAATCAAGATTATGACTTTACTATAAATTTAAACCGATCTCAAGAATGCTCTACTGTATCGACGGATTCTCCTAGACACGCAGGAGTCTTAGGGTTAACTGGCACAGAGCCGTTAATAAAATATTCTTTTAATAAAGCTAAACTTGATTCTTTCGACTATGATACATCTATAGGTAGCAGCAAGCAGTTCTCAGCTATCTTTAGTACAGAGTTAGATCCAGACAATTTAACTAAAGGATTTTTTATAAGCGGTCTTTTGGGAGATAGGGTAATAGAAGATTTTCACCTTCTTGAAAATTCGAGCGGAATAAACTTTGACGGAGTAGCGTATGACGTAGATAGATTCTACTTACAATTAGAAGAATCTGAGGATTTGCTAGTAACCAATGACGTTTGCCTGTACTAAAAAGTGTATAATATAAAAGGAATAAGGAATGCCAAATAAAAAAATATCTCAACTTTCAGGGATTTCTCCAGTGCCAACAGGAGCCCTAGTCGTAGTAGCTAATTCTGGAGTTAGTAGAAGCGCTACGATAAAAGATATGGCGTCCGCCATAGCCAGCACAAATGATAATTTTAGCGGCCTAGCAGATACTCCAAGCGGAATTACAGGGGATATGTTTTTAGTTGGTTCTCCCGGAGGCAATAGCCTAACTTTCTCAAAAAATTTAAACCTTGGAACAGGTACATTTTTAGACAAAAACACGGGAGGAACTGTAAGCGGGACCGTCACTATGGCTACTGGCGAAAAAATCCAATTTGCCAATAGTGATATATTCATAAATTCGGCGGGAGAAAATCTTGCTATAGACGCAAACACATATTTAAAAATTAAAACAGAATCCGGGGTGAACTTATATCAAGTTGGAGGTTCTGTACCAAAACTCAGATTTTACACTGGCTTTAGTGAAGAGGCTGTATCTCAGCAGCTATCTATCGAACAGTCTAGGTTTGTTATATCTGGAACTCCAACTGGAACTGTTATCACAGAAAGAATAGACGTTAGTGGAGATATATACCAGAGCGGCGTTTTAATTGACACAGGAACTTTTGCTTTAAAAGCCGATACGGGAAGTTTTATCACGTCCATAGAAGGGACAAGTACAAACTTGGCTGAAACAGGCCAAAACTTATCAGGCTATATTGATGCTGTTAGCGGAAATATAATGAACACCGGCGCTAATTTAAGCGGGTGGATAGCTGACATTAGTGGTAAAACGGTATACAAAACTGAAACAGGAGTTTTTCCTACGGGCACGGGAGTAGTAGGCTATATAGCTAAATGGACGGACGAGATAAATGGTTCGGGTAGAGTCCTCCATACAGGGTTTTTAGTTGAAGATGGAGCAGGATTAGCTGCCCCCGGACCTAGCTATGTCCACCCTTCGGTAGGGCATGTTAATTTAGGTAAAGCAAATATTGATAATAGGTGGAGCGGTATTTATGGTAAAA